TTTCCATATCTTCTGTAATATTAAATGTAATGGATAAGTCACCAAAGTTTATTCTATCACCAGTGAATGCAATGTTTGCACCTTTATATGGCATAGGACTTTCTGCAATTGACATATCAGGTAAAGATACACCAGTACAAAAATATTCAGAATTAGAAAATTTGTTCTTATCTATAGAGAATTGAAACCCTATAGGATTTAAAAAGTTTTTATTAGTAGTTGTCATATATGTATTTATACTCTTTTAAAAGTTAGAATGGGCCATCCTTGGCCAAAGTGCTCCTATAAACTTACTTAGCTTCAGTCTCTTCAACACCAGTCTTATCTGCCACAGTTTTAATTGTACCAGATACTACATCCAAAGTACCAGTGGTAACACCTGCAACATCAGATGCAACTCCACCAACAATAGTTTTAGTGCCGTCAATTACTGAATCTACCGTATTACAACCGGCCAACAAAACTACTGTCATTAATGCAAAAATCTTATGCATGGTAATCTCCTATCATGTAATTCCGGGGGTGGTTTCCTATCCACTCATGTGCAGTACGTACCACTTGATACGCAGAACATCTTCCATGTAGTTATTTATATCTATTAAATGCTTAGACTTCAGTTTTTCTACGCAAAAAAAGAGAGCCCCGAAGGACTCTCTTAAATACTTTATTACTAAAGATTAGTCAACCATGATGTCGTCTACTCTGAAGATTCTGAAGTATGGGTTAGCTCTGTCAGTACCTGTACCGTCAGCGCCTACGAATGGATTAGTAACCATACCGTATCTAGTTTTGAACCCGATACGTGGTTGGAAATCACTTTCGCCAATTGCCTTAACCATAGTTAATGGTACGTAAGGACAGTAGAACATACCCGCATCATACGGATTTGAACCTCTATAACCTACTAAAGCAAAGTCTTCTGTTGCATATGGGTCTACATATACTTTTAGTCTTCCGTTAAGAACACCAGCAAAAGTATTACCTGTATCATCTACTTGTAATCCAGTAGATAAAGCAGGAGTATAGTCCATTACACCAGCTGCTGCTAGAGCAGAAGCAACGTCTGAAGAACAGATAACAAAGTTACCTTTGCCTCTTCTAGTTTGCTTAGCAATGATGTTTGCTTCTCTTTCGAGTTGCATGATAAGTCCTTTGAACTTCTCAACCATCCAACGTCCGTCTGAGTCTGTACCAACATCAAAAGCACCTTTCAATGCTACTGAAGTTTGTTGTGCACCTAACTTAGCTTTAGCCATAATAGTTCTAATCATCTCTCTGTTGATTTCCGCAAGGATTTCAGTAGAAAGAATATTAGCTAGTTCAGCTTCTGCATCTAGACCATGAATTGCTTTAAGGTCTTGAGCTAGTTCCATTGTGTACTCAGCTTTAAGAGCTCTTGACTTAGCAGTTACTGTTGATTTCTCAATAGTGAAAGCCATTTCTCCGAACCCGTTACCTGTTAGAGCTTCTGCAGCTGAAGTAGCAATACCACTACCAGATGTAATTACTGTATCAGCTAGGTTATCACCTAGGATACCATCAGCACCTGAACCGTCAGTTTCGCCTTCAAGACCAGTTGGCCCTGCAGCATGTGTACCAGTACCAGAAAAGTCAGTATCGGCTTCATCAAAGAAAGCTTCCGCTCCGCCTTGAGTACCATACTTAGCTTTCATAGCAAAGATAAGACCAGTTGGACCAGTCATTGGTTGAACACCAGCTACATCATAAGCGATAAGATTTGGCATAGCTCTTCTTACGAGAGAGATAAGTACCGGATCAAATCCTTTGATGTTACCAGCTGTAGCACCCATACCAGCACCGACTACGTTAGCCGCTTCTGAAATATAGTTACCACCCATTTGAGCTGCTTCTTCTGCAAGAGCAACTTCTTGATTTTCTAACAATCGAGCTGTAACAGCTTTCTTGTATTTATCCTGAATAACTGGTGCACTTTCGTGTTCCAGGACAGGACCCCATTTTTCCATGAGTTGTGAGTCTGCATTAAACATTTTTTAGTTCCCCTAATTTGTTTTATGAATAGTTTTTACTAATAGCTTGTGTGTATCTAGCCATTGAATCTGAGATATCAGCAGTTTCTACTGAGTCATTTCCAATGAGACTTTTTACTTCGTCAGCCTTCTCATTAACTTCCTTTGTGAAGTATGATTCTTTAACAGTTTTAACTTTCATTTCAAAAGTTTCTTTGTTATCAAAATCAATATCTTCAACTAAAGATGCTAACTTCTCAGCTTCAGTTTCAGCTAAACCTAAAGAATTTTCTCTGATTACATTTGCTCTTTCAAGTTCTTGAACGGACTCATGTAGTCTGATATTATCTTCTGTTGATTTATTAAGGTTCCCTTCTAGTTCAGCTACTTGCTCTGATAAATCATCAACAAGGTCTACTTTACCTTCTGGAACATCAATGTAATGTTCTGTGAACACTTTTTGAAGTGAAGTCATGAACTCTTCAGCAATTTCAGTCCTAAGACCATTAACTACTGATACTTCATTTTCTTTCATCCAATTTTCAACAACGTATGAAAGGTAAGAATCTACCTTCTCTACTAGCTGAGATTGAACTTGAGAAACTTCTTCTTCAAGATTTTGCACGTATTCGGCTTCTAATCTATCAACTTCTTCAGTCAACTTAGATGTTAATACTGCTTCGAAAATAGCTCCGGCCTTTCCTCTGAATCCTTCAGAAAGGGTTGCTTCTTCTAACACTAGTGCATCTAGGTCTTCATCAAAATCAATTGATTCGACTTTTGCTTTAACCTTAGGTTCATCTTTCGTTTTACCTTTGACTGCAGCAATTGCTTTGCCAACGGAGCCATCATCTTCGGCCTCGTCAACTTTTGCCATTTTAGCGTAAAGTTTTTGTGCATCTTCTTTACGTGCTTTCTTCAACATTTCTACTGCGGCTTGAATAACACCTGCTTTAGTTTTTGGAACAGAAAGTTCTGGAGCGGCTTCTTTAACCTCTTCTTCTTCTTCCTCTTCTTCTTCTTTTACATCTTCATCTTCCGATTCAGATTTAGCAGCTGCCTTCTCTTCAAGAGATTCCTCGTCTAAATTCTCATTTTCAACGAGCTCTTCTTCTTGAGTAAGCTCTTCACTAGCAATGTCTTCAACAAGCTCTTCTACTTTATTGTCGATTGACATAACATTCTCCTATATTTTAGAGTTTAGTTTAGAGAGGAAATTCTTAAAAGCTCTGATTTCTACATCCGCAGAATTCATATTTTTAGCTTCTTTTATTTCAGTCTCAATTTCTTCAATTTCTTGTGCCACAAGGATACCATTATTCCAAACCCAATCTACGCCTTCCATGATGCCATCTACGAAAGCACCAGGAGCCGAAGGGTCTTGAACAATGTCAACGGTTGCAAGCATAAAATCCTTACCAACATGTTGAGTACCATTCTTCTGTACAAGAGTTCCCATACCACGACTTGAAACACCAAGCCTAACACCACCTTCTAATAATCCTTCAACTATTTTTCCCATAGGGGTCTTAAGTATTGATGCTTTTCCCACAACGTCATCTCCCTCCCAACGGAGTTCAGTGATTTTGTGTGAAACTTTATCAAGATTGATAGTCGGCCCATCTGGGTGATTTAATTCACCTACCGCTCTACCAGTCTTTACTTGTTCTGTTATATACTTATTGACAGCGGACTCTAATACCTTCTTGTCATAAGTTCTTTTATTTCTGTTCTGTCTATTGGCCTGCATGAAGACACCTTCTATAACGTATCCTTTCGAACCGTCTTTACGTGCTTCTTGAATAACCTCTAGGTCTGTTTCTAAATATTCGGCTATAAGCTTCATTTTAGCTCTTCTCCCATCAGCTTAATAAAATCATTAGCTGATTTTTCTGCATCCTTTGCATTTCTAAAGTTGTCATCTAGTTTTTCATTGTCTACATATACTGCAAACTTGTTACCTTTCTTAGAGATAACTATATCTAGTGATTTTTTCTTGCCACCTTTATAGACCTTTACCTGTTTTTCTCCAGCGCCTAACTTAGTAACTTTTTCTCTTAGTTCTACAAAAGAAAGCATTTATTTATTCCTCTTCGGTATTAACTGTAGCTCTATCTTGTAGTGTTGATGCCACTTCGATTTTCTTAGCATCTAATGCTGCAGTTAACTTGTCTGCCATAATACCATTAAATGCATTATTAGCAGAAACATTATCGCCATTTTTTAAATTATCAATTAAATTTTCAATAGTCATTTATATTTTCCTTGTTTATATATTTATAAAAAAAAGTATCTCAAGAACTAGAAGTCTTCGTCACTTTTGTGCATACCAGCAGCAACCTCTGCTTTTATCTGGTCTTCCATTTCTTTCTTCGCTTCATCGTCCAGTTTTAGAATATTCTTAGCAGCCCACTCATGTGAGATATACTTACCAATATAATCTTCTACTGAACTTAACATATCAAATCTTTCTTTCCATATCTCAGCTTCTTTCAATTCTGAGAAATAGTTATCTTCGATATAGTTAAACTGTATTTGTTCTTTCCATTGGTCCCAATCTTGTTTAGTAATAATACCTTTTAACAGTAATTGAGTTCTTAGTGTTTGCCTAAATAGGTCACTAAATCTTTTTCTAAGTCTATCAATGAACTTCTTAAACTTAACTTCATCCCTAGAAATTTCAGTACTTCTACCTAAAGTAAAGTTAGCTTCTTGTTCTAATCTATTTACTGGTACATTTAATGATTTATATAGTTTCTTTTGGAAGTATATAATATCATCTATCTGACCAAGATTTTCTCCACCTGGTAATGTAGTAATCTCTGTACCTCTACCGCCTTCTCTTCTTGGTAAGAAGAAATCTTCCAACATTGACATATGCTTCTTATCATCTTTAATGTTACCAGTCTTAGCATCATAGACCATTTTATTTCTATATTGGCCCATGATATTTTTAAGATACTCTTCTGCTTTACCTTTAGGTAAGTTACCAACATCAATATAGAAAATTCTTCTTTCTGGCGCTCTACTTATTCTATAGATTACCAGCGAGTCTTCCATCATTCTAAGTTGGTTAACAGGCTTAATTGCTTTCTGTAAGTAACTTAATATTCTTCTTCTACTTGCATCCAATACACCTGATGTGCAATAGATAACTGAATCTGGGTGAATTTTAATTCCTTGATTAGACTTGCCCATAGCAACATCTTGGAATAGGAAGTATTCACTTTCCTTTTTAATAACATTTGCCCCTGTTTTAGGGTCTTTCTCTTCTTCAACCTCTTTAATCTTTCTAAGTTTAGTTGGGTCGATATAACGTAATTCTTTGATACCATTCTTTGGATTCTTATCATCAATAATAACGTGATAAGGTAATCTGCCATCTACATACCATCTACGGAAGATATCATGTCCGTAACTGTTAAAATTATACATAGAAAGAATATTTGAAAACTCTTCTTGTATAGTTTCTTTAATCTTATCTGAAGCCTTTACTTCATCTAATACTAATCTTATTGGAGTGTCCGTATGGTCACCCACAATTGCCTCATTCATAATATCTTCAATTGCTGCATCACATTCTGGTTGAGTTGATACATCACGATACTTAAAAATAAGTTCTATTTCATTCTTTGCTTTATCACCATCTAGGTCAAGATATGCACCAAAGTGCCCACCTGCCTGAATGACACCTGCGCCGTCTTCATCTGTATTTGGAACAAAAGAAGGCCTAACAGGTTCTTGATTCTGTTTCTTTCTGTTTATTTCAAAGCCGAAAAAATCTGCCATTGTTAATCCTCTAATAATAATATAAGGAGGGGAGGTTTAATTCCCCTCCGTCTACTATTATTTA